GAAAAGACGGTAAAAACTCCGATGATACAGATGGTCAAAACGGTGATAGTGAAGATGGTGAAGAAGGCGATGACCAAGTAAAATCAAAAGCCGATAATGAATCAGAAGGCGAAGATGGTGAAGATTCTGATAATGAAGATAGTTCATCATTCAATCGTTGGAAAGATTCTGAACCTGCCACTAAAGATATGTTTTCACCTAGTTGTGAAACCGATGATAACTATCGTAAAAACGAAGTGATGCTTTTAGATGAAAAGTGTAAAGAATACATTTACCTCGAATTGCCCGCACCTATTCTAAAGAATATTGTTACACCTGCAAAGCGTGTTCAACAACAATTGACGGAGTATTATACACCAAGCGTTGGGTATTATTTGACCGCTGAGAAAATTAGAGAGTGGGTAACTGAATTCAAAAATAAGAATGACCGTTACATTGGTCTACTTGCAAAAGAATTCGAAATGCGTAAAGCTGCCAAGGCGTTTAGTAAATCTAAACTGTCCGATACTGGTGACATTGATATCAACAAATTGGCATCATACAAATTTGACGATAACATTTTCCGCAAAGTGATGATGACACCAAAAGGTAAGAATCACGGTTTGGTTTTGTTAATAGACAAATCAGGTTCTATGTCAGAAAACATGGCAGGTTCAATTGAACAAATTTTAGTTCTTGCCATGTTCTGCCGTAAAGTGAATATTCCTTTTGTTGTATATGGTTTCGGTGATTCATCAGAAGCTAAATTTAGTGACCTTGGTATTCAAGGTGATTACGAAAAACAAAGTAATTTCAATAGAAACAATCCTTCTTTTGTGCAAAAAGATAAATGCCTTTCTTTTAATAATGTTTACTTGCGTGAATACATTAACAATAAAATGACCAATGCTGAATTCAATTCTGCTTTGCGTAATATGATTATATTGAAAAAATCATTTGAAGGTGGTCGTTATAGTCGTCCAATTGGTCGTCCAGATAGTGAACACCTTTCGAATACACCATTGACACAAGCAATTATTGCAACCGCAGAAGTTATGAAAAACTTCAAACAGGTTAACAACCTAGATTTGACTAGTTTGGTAATTGTGCATGATGGTGATGCCGATTGGACAAATACATTTTGTGAAACTAGAGTTCATAATGATGAAATGAGAGGCACTTCAGAAACATATATGGGTCATCGTTCTATCGATACCCGTAGTTACAATGTTGTTTTGCGTGATACCAAAAACAAATTCGAAGTGAAGATGACCGACAATTCCAGACATTCTGATTATATGTTGACATTATCATTAGACTGGTTTAAAAAAGTGACTGGTGCTAAGGTATTTGGTTTCTTCTTAGTTGCAGGTAATAACCGTTTTGTTAAACATGCCGTTTACAATCGTTATGTGTTTGAAGATGGAAAAACATTTGAAGATTTGAATACTGAAATCAGAATGAATCCACAAAACGCTTTTGTTTTGCGTGAAGCGATGTATGAGAAACAAAAACAATTGGTTAAGAAATTGAAAACTGAAAAGTTTTTGAGTTCTAGTTTAAATGGTTACACTTCATTCTATTTGGTTGCAGGTGGTGATGATTTGAAAACCGAAAATGATGAAATTGAAATAGAAGGCAAATTTACTGCCAATAAATTGAAAACCGCATTTATGAAAATGAATAAAAAGAAAGCAATCAGCCGAGTGCTTGTCTCCAAATTCATTCAAGGCATTGCTGCCTAAGTGTTGTTTTTATGCGACATGGCTGGTTGACAATTCAAATCAGCCATGATATAATTGATGTATCAAATGTGAAAGGACTTTTTTTATTATGACTAAGCGTGCCGAAATTCGTGAAAAGTTTATTAATGCCATCGTAGCATTGGGTAAACCAACAATCACAACCGATGAAATTAAATCAATTTGTGGCGATATAGATATTGCTCATCCTTATTGGTTTACTAACGATGATGAAAACCGTGTGAAGCGTGGTGTTTATAAAGTGCCAAATTCTTCCATGATTTCTCAACCTCAAACTATATCATTACAAGCACAAGTGATTCCTATGGCAAAATCAGTAGAAAAATCGGAACATAAAATTCAGAATATTCAAACCGATTTGGATACTACTGATTTGATTCCAAAATCTTATAAAAATTATGTACCGTTTGGCAACTTTGATGATGTATATTCAATTGTCCAATCGATGCGCTTCTTCCCTGTTTTCGTTTCTGGTCATTCTGGTAACGGCAAAACAATGTCAATTGAACAGGCATGTGCCAAAGCAAAACGAAAATTCGTTTGTATTTCAATGACACCTGAAACCGATGAGAGCGACCTTCTTGGTAACTATGTTCTTATCGATGGTAATATGGAATGGCGTGATGGTCCTGTGACCACTGCTGCTCGTCAAGGTGCCGTTTTGTGTATTGACGAAATTGATTATGGTGCTCAGAACCTTTCTTCATTACAACGGGTGCTTGAGGGCAAACCATTTATGTTGAAGAAAAAAGGCGAATTGATTTCACCTGCACCTGGTTTTACAGTATTCGCTACTGCTAATACTAAAGGTAAAGGTTCAGATGATGGTCGTTACATGTTTACGAATGTGCTTAACGAAGCGTTCTTGGAAAGATTCCGCACTACAATGGAACAAGAATTCCCTCCTGTTCGCACAGAGCGTAAGATTATCGAAAAAGAATTGACCACAGTTGGTCGTACCGATAATGAATTCGCCGAGAAACTTGTTACATGGGCTGATGTGATTCGTAAAACATTCATGGATGGTGGTTGTGATGAAGTGATTTCGACCCGCCGTTTAGTGCATATCGTTGAAACATTCGGTATCTTTGGTGATAAGATGAAAGCAATTAGTTTGTGTTTGAACCGTTTTGATGATGACACTAAGGCATCATTCCTTGATTTGTATACCAAAGTTGATGCAGGTGCCTCGGCAGAACAATTGCTCGCACCTGTAATTGAACCAGAAGTTAAAGAGACAGAAGAAAATTCGGAAGATATTCCGTTTTAATTAGTTAGTAGTTCGGCACTTGACCCATCGGTAACGGTGGGTCTTTTTTACACATTTACCTGTATAAGTGTTGACATAGACACAAAAATAGTATAGAATAGTAACATATTTGAGAGAAAGGTCGCCTCTCAAATTCTTTCCCTAGTGCGACCGTTTTATTATTGGAGTATTTCGTAATGTCAGTTAAATCTAAAGTCCTCGCATATCTTTCTAAAGAAGATGGATACAACACCCTCACCGCACAGAAGATGCAATCTGTTTTTGGTGTTGCAAACCCTTCAGCAACTATCAATGAGTTGCGTAACGAAGGTCATGCTATTTACTTGAATAGCCGTTACAACACAAATGGTGATAAGGTTTCCTTCTATCGCCTCGGCACACCAACTAAGCGTATGGTCGCTGCTGGCATCGCTGCAATTCGTTCACAAGGTGAGCGTGCTTTTGCCTAATTTTAAGGTTTAAAGCATCGAGGAAGAGATACATATAAGTATCCCTTCCTCTTTTTTCGTTTATGGAGTTGTCATGGAAATCAAAGTAGAATTAGAAAAACTAAGAAAAAACAAACTGTTTGTTGCCACACCTATGTATGGCGGCATGGCACATGGTTTGTATATCAAGTCCAGTTTGGACTTGCAAACCACAATGAACAAATACGCAATTGAAACTAAGTTTTCTTTTTTGTTCAATGAATCACTTATCACACGAGCCCGAAACTACCTAGTCGATGAGTTTCTCCGTTCAGACCACACACACTTATTATTCATCGATTCTGATATTCACTACAACCCACAGGATGTTCTAGCACTTATGGCGCTAGACAAAGATGTGATTGGTGGTCCTTATCCGAAGAAGTCTATGAATTGGGCTAACATTGCACAAGCTGCAAGAGCTCACCCTAATATGGATCCAAAAGAACTTGAACAACTTGTAGGTGAATATGTTTTCAATGTTGTAAAAGGCACAAAACAATTCTCTGTTACTGAACCACTTGAAGTGATGGAAATCGGTACAGGTTTTATGATGGTGAAGCGTGAAGTGTTTGAGAGAATGGAGAAAGAATATCCAACAATCAAATACAAACCAGACCATATCGGTCAGGCCAATTTCGATGGTACACGATACATCCATGCTTACTTTGATACAGTAATCGACACCAAAGATTCTATCACTGGAGGCGGTTCTGAGAGATATCTGAGTGAAGATTATATGTTCTGTCAGATGTGGCGTAAACTTGGCGGAAGTATCTTCTTGTGTCCTTGGATGAAAACACAACATGTGGGAACATATGCCTTTACTGGTAACATGCCTGCTGTTGCACAGTTTACAGGGAAGTTATAATGAAAGCCGATGTTGTTAAAGTCTCGCAAACTGCAACAACAGGCGGCCGCAAATTTGATGGTGGTAAACTACAATATGGTTTACTACCACCACTTGCTTTAAAGGCCACAGTTGATGTATTAACTTTTGGTGCAGAGAAATACGAACCAGACAATTGGAAACATGTGCCTGATTCTAAACGCCGTTATTTTGATGCATTACAAAGGCACTTATGGGCATGGAAAGAGGGTGAAGCAGATGACCCCGAATCTGGCAAACATCACTTAGCACATGCACTTTGTTGCCTCATGTTTCTATATGAGCATGATACAATGTATTCTGTGAATGACAAATCTTAATTATGAGGTAAAATATGAAATTATCAAATGACACACTATCCGTTTTGAAAAACTTTGGTTCTATTAACCAAGGCATTTTCTTCAAACAAGGCAAGACACTTAAAACTGTTTCGTCACATAAAAACATTCTCGCTGAAGTATCAATCAAGGAAGAAATTCCTGCTGACTTTGGTGTTTATGATTTAAATAACTTCCTTTCTGTTGTATCATTACACAAAGATGACCCATCGTTTGAATTCGATGAGAAACATGTTGTGATTGTTGGCAACAAAGGTCGTTCTAAAATCAAGTATCGTTTTTGTGAACCAACTATGATTGTTACTCCTCCTGAGAAACAATTTGTTATGCCAGAAGCAGAGATTAACTTCTCTTTAACTTCAGAGGATTTTGATTGGATTCTCCGTGCCGCTTCTGTTCTTTCTTCTCCACATATTGCAATCGAATCTGATGGTAAGAAAGTTAGTATCGTTACACTAGATTTGCAGAATGATTCTGCTCATACTGATGCACTTGAAATTTCAGAAGGCAATGGCAACAAGTTCAAAATGATTTTCAAAACTGAAAACATTAGTAAAGTTATGCCTGGTTCATATGAAGTTTCTATTTCATCTAAAGGTGTATCGCATTTTGAAAACAAAAATGTTCCACTCCAGTATTATATTTCTACTGAAGCCGGTTCTAAATTTGAAAAGGCGTAATCATGTCTCTTAAACTGTTTACAAATTCAGCAGAAGGTTTTGAAAAGACTTCTATTGCAATCAACCCAGCATTCATTGTTTCTGTCTTAGAAAGAAAAGTTACAGTTGCGGGTGGAGAAGGAAATAGAGAAGAAAAGACTACAATTCTTTTCGGTGGTGATAAAGGTACATGGACAGTTGAAGAAGATTTTTTGACTGCTGTTGCTCGCCTTAATGAGCGTGACTGATTTTTTATTATGATGTATTATGTGAAGGACTTATATTATGGAACATCTTTTGTGGACCGAGAAGTATCGTCCTCAAGCAATCGAAGATTGTATTTTACCAGAACGCCTGAAACTTCCATTTCAGGAGTATGTGAATCAGAAACAGATTCCTAATTTACTCCTAAGTGGTGGTGCAGGTGTAGGTAAAACCACAGTAGCAAAAGCTATGTGTCACGAAATTGGATGTGACTACATGGTTATTAACGGTTCTGATGAATCTGGTATCGATGTATTCAGAACCATT